CCCCATTGTTTTCCGTCTTAGAGACGAGCCTCCTACCGTATCGTGGTGTATTTCAATCGCCCTTATTATGAATACGGCCGGGGAGGTCCCGGTACGCCTCACACAGCCCGTGTGGTGCGTTGCAGTTCCCGCCAGCGGAGGCGGGGTGTTCGTGCCCTACTACGGGCGTTTGAACGATTGTGTCCAGAAAATTTCCCTCTTTCCGGAGCGCAGCGACCTGGTTTCTTTGGACTCTCCAACGGCCAGGACAACAATGCTGGCTTGCCCCATAGTGTCCGATAGGGAGTTTTTTGTGGAGGAAGTGCCGCCTGCGGTGCTTTACTCGAAGTCCGCGCAGCCCCCACGAGAAGCGGTGCTACGGTTTGATCAGATCCGTGTGCAGCGTTTGTCCACAGTGTTGGACGATGTCCAGTCTGGACTTTCTTGTGAATCGAAAACTGATCCTAAACAAGCGCGCCCCCTGGATGAGTGCAAATTTTGTCGCCAGCGCAATCCTGATCATGTTGGTTTCATGTGCAAGGGCAACCCCACTGGGTTCTTTGGCTGTTATGCCTATTTCTTAGCCCGCCACCAGACACCGCCGTTGTCGACCACGAAAACCAAGTTCATGGAAATATTGACCAATGAGGGATTCACCTTCGCCACCGCGAGAGAGGGCTTGGAACATTGGTCCCGTTCTCCAGGTCGTCGATACGAGGTGGCATTTACCAAGTGCGGTCTTCCTCATAACCCGGTGTTCACTGCCAGGGTGGATGTTTGGGATGGTTCCAAGCATGAGGTGTTCGAAGGTAGGGGGCCTTCCAAGCGGGCGGCGAGTGAGGATGCGTGTGCAGCTTGGCTCTATGGACCGATGCGAGGTGTTTTGGGACCCAATTCTAAAGCCCCGCCTTTCAATCCAACCAACTTCTCTGCAGTTGGCCAACGCAATCCGCCCTCATATGACTCTAGTTCTTCCAGTTCTGGGCCTTCGATCATCCGCAGTCCGCGGACTACACAGATCATTTCATTGCTCACAGGTAGTTCCAATAGTTCGCTTAGTGGTGTCAATGGTGAGTGGACGAATGATGATGACATCAAGAAACGATCCCAAACGCCACCGCCAACTTCTAAGAAACGTGGAGGACCCATCCGCCCGCAAATTTGCTTCAATTTTCAGAGCACGGGCCGTTGTAAATTTGGCAATGAGTGTAAGTTCCTCCATACGCCAACTCATCCTGAGTATAAGGCCAAGAAACATAGCTCGCAATCTTCGTCTCCCATTGAAAGATTTGAGGAATCAAAGGGACGTAGTCGGTTGACTCCACGTACGGCCTCCATGGAGCTCAAGTATCGTGATGACGAACTGGACGAAGACCTCCAAGAAGCGGCGACAGAAGATGCTCTCAATGCTAAAGAGGCCATGCGCCTTGAGCTTGAAGAAAATCCTGCTCTTCGTGACCTCTTGAAAAATAGTGTTTCTACCGATGCGGCCATCGCTACACCACCAGATTCTCCAGTCCCCACCATTGAACGAAAGCTCAATATCACGTTCAAACCCAAGAAAGGGCCTGAGATTCGTTCCGTGATACCACGCTGCTCCAAATCGGCACATGAGAAGTTTGTTTACCATGTGGAAGCTTTTGCTTCGGACGCAGACATAGCGTGGTGTCAACGCCACTTTCCTGAGTCTAGTATCCATTGGGATGGTGGTGAGCATCCACATCCACGCGCGGCAGTGAACCGTGCTGTTGCCGAATACCGCGCTTCTTTGGAGTTGCAAACGATCCCAAAAGATGAGATGGTCGTGAGTATTGGTGGCAACATGAACCGCGAAGCGAGGCATTATGAGCGTTTGCATGTCTGTAACCCGCGCTTGGATTTCCTTGACGATCAGCGCGCCCAAGAACGCAAGGACACTTCGTGTGAGCACGCATCGGAAGTTTGTGATTGTGTGGCTGTTCCATATGCCTACGTGGCAAACAATGTGTACACACTCGATCCCGAAACCATTTGGCGTTTGATAGCTCGAACCCGTAGGAAAGTGATGGTCGCAGCTGTCCACATTGTTGATGGCATAGGCCACATATATGACCGGGCAGATGGTTCTAGTGAGTGCACTTGGCATGAAACGCGTGATGGCAATATTGTTTTTAAAGCCAACGGCCAAGCCCCATATGTGCATCCTGCAAACACTTGGTTGCGCGCGAGCTATTGGCGCAATGATGTGGGTGACAAATGTCTCACGTGGTCCATGCGAACTTGCGCCCATTTCCAAGTTGTCAAATTCTACTTGGCCACTCCCCGTGATTGGGAAAAACCGCGCTTGGTGCCCGTTTTGAACTCGTATACCGGCTCCTCGTATACGGACGTCTCGTATCCCCCAGCCATACCCTATAAGGGCCGTCTGGCCGCTCGTGGTCAGGACTTGATGGTGTGGCCCAATGGAGGAGCGCCCCTCGATCCACCCGCTGTGATCCCTAAAGAACTTATGACATTGCTCCTGCTCCATGTCACTGCCCATCCTTTAGGCACCGACTCTCGTAGTAGTCTCTTTCAGGTTTGCATTGATTACTACAAACCTAAAGTCAAGAAAGGTGCCTGTATGGACAGCCCGGTGGCCATGTCGTGGGCTATAGCGATTGCTCAAGCAGAGGCCCCAAACTTGTCGATGTCCACAGCAGATGGCGTTCCATTGGCCACGCCCGAGGAAATTGGCTTTTTCAACAGGTTCCTGGTCGGCGATTTGAAATGGTGGGAGAAATTACCACCTTTGCGGCGTTGGATTATATCCCGCGCGCGCACTACCCGAACTGTAGGACCCTATGCCATGGTGTTGATCTTCGCCGCTTTGTGTTTGTTTCTCATGGTTGTCCCTTTGACTGACCGAACTCCGCTCCGCCATGTCTTGACGGGACCAGGGGGGTGCCAGATCCACAACCGTACTGAAACGCATTGGGAAGACGTGCCAATGTTAGACAGGTTGGAAGCGTTATACGTTTGCTACAGCTTCCGCTTGGAGCGAGCGTGGGTCAAGTCTCTTTTAGTCCTTCAAGGGCCCGCTGCTATAGTCTCTGCTCTCATTCAAGAGACCCTCAACTATTATTTGGGTTGGGTGTCCCGTTCACTCATCATTGCGTATGAGGTGCAGAGTGTGAGCTTCATGAGATTCTTGTTTGTCGTCGCGGCCCAGATCCTCCTGGGTGTTTTGCCACAACCCTTTCCCTTTGTGGCCCACTTGGTTTTGAATGGATTCGGTGCAGGTCTGGATCCTTTCGGCTACTGGTCCCTTTTGATGGGAGTGCCCTGTGTGTTCTTCATTGGTAAACAGTGGCGTTCCACACCTTGTCCGCCATTCGCGGAAATAGAGCCAGGAGATACTTTCGACGATTCGAATACCAACCCGTGTCACCGGCCCAAGCTGGCAATACGTCCTGTTGGTATTGTTTTCCCCGAACACCGGCCTGTTGTCTCAGAGTTGTCGCTGGAGAATGAACGCACCGCTTTGCGGCATCGTCTTTTGACGCCTTTTGAGCCTGTCACGAAATTGTGGCATTATGCGCTTCTTATAGCCTCATGGCAGACTTTCTTGCTTTCCTATCTGCCAAAGTTCCGTGTCACTTGCACTGCGTGGCTGGATTGGGTGGCGAAATTCCCGTTAAGTACACGTAAGAGATTGACAGAAGCCATGCACTCTATTCGTTACGATGGTTTTGACCTCCGCGAAGCCAGGCGCCACAAGTCTTTCATAAAATTCGAGAAACTTTTGAAACTTGGTGAACACTACAAACCTCGTTTGATAGAATCTTGTTCCGCAGCTTTCAATGCCTTAGTCGGACCATGGATGTTCAGTTTCTCTAAAATGATAGCACGGATGTGGCATGTTGACGCGGAAGTGACTTATGCCCCAGGCTTGAGTGCTGAGGACCTTGGCTATTGGGCCGAGACCACCACCCGCCTTATTCCCAATGCCGATTGGTTTGATATCGATAGGACCCTTTTTGATTCAAGCCTTTGCCTTCAATTGCTGTTAGCTGTGCTCTACGTTCTGCGTAAGATTTATGCGTTGAGTGCGCTGCTGATGACCGTCATTTGGGAGGCATTTGAGTACCATTGGGGCTGGACCAGGCACGGCATCCGTTACAAAACAACTGGAAGGGTCATTACTGGCTGGCCCGGCACCAGTGCGGTTAACACTTTCATCACCCTCATGATACATGTTTATCTGATCCGCCGTAGAGCTTACAGACTAGGCATCTCTTTGGCGAGTCATGATAGATGGCGCAAGGATGGTAGTGGTGTTCCATTGTACCGCATTATTGGTGCCGGTGACGATTCAATAGTGGTTTGCGATAAAAACCTTGGCTATGACGCTACTGAAGAATCTCAGTTCGGTCTACGTCCTAAAGTAAATAAGGCCGAATCTTGTTCTGGTATTACGTTCTTGAGTGGACTGTTCTTTCCCGTAGCCCCGTATTACCATAGGAATCGGTGGCTCACCACAGTTTTTGGCCCGAAGCCAGGCAAACAATTGGCAAAAGTTGGTTGGGACATTCATTTTAGACCCAACGAGCGTGCCAAGTTGCGTGCCGAGACGATAGGTGTGTATCGGGATTGGGGGTTTGTTCCTGTCTTGGGGCGTATGGTTAAGCGCCACGAGGAATTGACCCGCGATGTTTTGAAGTTGCCTAGTCTGCCCAAAGACTTCGAACACCGTGTTCATGCCCGCTTGGTGCACAAGGCCACTCCTGAAACCTACTCTTTTGCGTCAAACTGGTACCGCCTCCCGGTTCAAGCCCTACACACACTGGAGGCGGAGATATCAAGTGTGCAGGCTCTCCCCGCGCAGTTGACGCACCCAACTGCGCGGTTAATGTACGAAAACGACAAGTAGCCCGGAAGGTCGTGTCCGGGATTAGACGTCGACATAGTTCGTCGTCCTCATGGAAATTTTGTTTTATAATTCTGATTTGTTTAACGTTAATCCCTGCTTGTTCCGTTGCCATGCCCAAGCCTGCTCGCGCCCTGAATATCAAAGCGCCCTCCACTGCGCGCACTGCACCCGCCAAGCCCCAAGTTACGGCAGCACAGCCTCCAAAGGGCCTTTCATTGACTGCTCGCTTAGCAGTCAAGAACCCCCAAGCCCCGCGTCCCGTCTTGCGCCAAGCTGTCGTGAGCGCTGTCAAGACCTTGGGTGCTACTGCGTCCCTTTCATCCCTTTTAGATCACGCCCACAACTGGATCAAGAAGAATCATCCCAAGTTTCATGCCGGGGCGACAAATGCCATTAAACATGTAAATAATATCATACACAATACACCTCTCAAGGAAGTGAATATTATTAAGAAAATGGCCCCGGCATTGCTTGAAGCTGAACAACGCCTCCTCGGTCCAGCGGCGAAAATTGGGGACGCTTATGGCAAAGCCCTCATGTGCCCCTTTTCGTGCCCTCCCTGTGTTGTTCCGGATTTGAAACTCTACCGCACTGGCACATTTAAGTATCCCACAAAGGTGACCATGAACACTGTGGCTAGCACTGGCACAGACACATCCCATTTTGTTCGCATCGCGGCTTATCCCTTTCCCACCACCGTCGCAAATTACTCCACTACCTATGTCAACGGTGTTGAAACTGCGAGTACGAGCAAGAATGATGAGAACTTGGCTTTCTTCACAGCAACTGCCATAAGTCAGCGCGTGGTGCATATGGGCATTAGACTGCGCAACATCACGTCAGCCCAGACCCGCACTGGCCGCTGGGCGGCGATTCGCGTTCCTCAGGGCACAGTCGCTTCCCTGACTCCACTCACTTTCGCCCAGCTGGAGTCTTATCCCGGTTGTCTGGTTGGCGATTTTGCAGAGCGTGAATCCATGGTCCTTAAATGGCTTCCAGCTGGCACTTCCGACCTTGCCTTTGTGAGCCCAAGCGCTTCTCCTGCCTCCGACAACACGGTGCTCTACATCATGGTCAACGCTTCGACAGCGCAACTCATTGAGGCGGACGTAATTCCTTGCTATGAGTATCGAGCGATTGTCGCCCTCGAAGCCGGTTTGCCCGTTTCCATAAGTATTGGGGACGAGGCAGCCGCCGCTGCAGCCCTTAATGAGGCAATGATGACGGGCAAGATGGATGACACCCGAGATCCCATGCCAGGTGAAGCAATTCCAGGTTGGCCGGGTGGTAGTGGTTGGGCGGAAACTGGCGGTAGCGCGTCGATCCCGGTTCGGGGGAGCGCTGGAATGAGAGCCGCCATCCGCGCCGGAGCCACCCCCACGCCAACCCACTCCGGGCCAGACGCCGTGCCCATCCCGGAGATAGCCAAGCTGACCCCTGAGGAGGTGATCCGCCGTACGTATAACGTTAATCCAAATGCGCGTAATGACGACGGTTGGTTCCTCGGTAAGGCCTTGCCTTGGCTAGGTGAGCATGCAATTTCCCTCTTGGGATCCCTACTCTTCGCACGTGATGCAGACCGGGCGTTGAGCATGGCAACTATGGTTGATTGCAACATGCTTGCCTCTTTGGAGGATTGTATAGCGCAGAACAAGCTACCTTCTTCCTTCATAGTTCCTTTCCGGATGCTTTACGCCATGCAACTGGATTGGAGCCCCCTGCCTGGGAAAGCAGGATACTCGATGTTGACCCCCGATGGTTGGTGTTATTATGGCGCCTACACGTCCCCAAAGGACCCGCCTCCTCCGCCAACCTTCCACATCGCTTCAACTACCTCCCACCATTGTCCGGTCTGCCCTCCTGAATTCGATTGCGAGTGTCAGGACCCCCCAGTCGAGGTCAAGAGTGATCCCTCTAACCTCGCTGCCGCTCCACCGAAAGCTGTAGGTGGAACAGGCATGCGTCGTCGCTAAAGTCTACAGCTGGGTCCCATTGCGTCCCCCC